TCAACAAAGCCAAGGCATTCATGAGGTGGGTCGTACTAATCGGGTTCTTGACGCTAGGGAGCGTCGCGAAAGGCACCGATGTTCCTGCAGTCCTACTCAGCTTGGTGTACCTCCACTGTCCGGTCCAATCTTGGACAGTAGGGTATCCCGTGCTTTGCGTAAAACTGAGGCCCGTTACTACTGAATCCAACTTTGTAAAATTGGACTGTGAGTAGCCCTTGACTCTCCATCCGGCTAGCGCATCCATCTGGGAGAAGTAATTCCCAAGTGGGTATGCCCAGTCGGCTACAAAGGAGAATGGGAGTAATTCCCATGCAAGGAGAACGGGGTTAGTAAAACCCAAAGCAGCAGCAGTTGCCAAAGCACCGTTTTCCGGGACTACATCAATCCGGACACGGGATGAGTGAAAGCCGCCTACGACATGCCGGTAATGGGACATATGATCGTCCGTTCCCGGTTTATGCCAGTCGACTTTACCGCTCAGGCTCTGTTTCGCTGCCGCCTTCACTGTGACGATGTATTCGTCGTACGGAGTCTTGTCCAGGGCTTCCACAGCCCCGTAAATATCCGACAGTAAAGGCTTCACGCCGTACTGAAACGCCAGCCAGTCCTGCAGAAACCTGCGACGCACTCCTCGAACTCCGCCATCCGCAAAGTACATTCTACGGATTTGGCGAAAGTTCTTATTACGGAATGCTCGGTAGGTCGCCGCTAAACGAACTAGCGCATCAGCTACGAGACCAGCGGTCTGCGCCCTCTCCGCAAACGCTTGAGCGAGGTTGATGTCTTGCGACTTCACCTTTAGCCTAGCTTTGATGAGAGCCTTATTGGCCAGATCGCTGGGGAACACGCCCGGGTTAACCCCCATCTGTTGAAAGGTGGGCAGAAAACTACCGTAATGTGCGGACGACATGAGGGTTCCAATATTATTGGATGCCCCATAGAATCCGTACTGGATAGTCTTTCCAAACGGGCGAATGTCGACCTCGTACTGCATTTGGTAGGAGGTGGGATCTTTCCACCGGCCCTTCGGCAAATTTCGCCTAGGATAGTCAGACGCGGTACGAAAAGCACTCTTTGAGTAGTTCATGATTTGAGTAGACCCGTTATTGTTAAACGGGTTATTACTCCACAAACTACCGGGAATGTTCGTAACGAAGTCTTTTCTATTTGCCATACATCCTACCTTTGTAGTCGAGAACCAACCCTGGGATTTACCAGGACAGGCCGGTGCACCTTGCACCGCGGAGCAACTGAGCGACCCTAGAAACTCTAAGGGCCGAGTCAGCCACTGCCTGATAGAGCGGGACCTTACGGT